AGAGTTTTAGTTAATGATGAAGGACAAATATCTCAAGTTTTACTTTCTGACGCTGGTATTGGATATACTCAAAGTCATCAAGCTATTATTAGTCCTCCACCAGTCTTAACTGGCATTGGAACATTCATATTTAATGAAGTTATAACAGGTTCTATTTCCGGAGCATCCGCTAGAGTTAAAAGTTGGGATAAAGATGAAAATATTCTTAAAGTTGGCACAACTAAAGGTCAATTTAAATCTGGAGATGTCATTACTGGTCAAACATCTTCGGCCTTATATTCTCTTAAAGAAATAAGAAATGCAAAGTTTGAAGATAAATATGGTGACAATGATCAAATTGAATCAGAAGCAGATTCGATATTAGATTTTTCAGAATCAAATCCATTCGGTACTTATTAATGCTAGGAAACTATTACTACCATCAAATTATTAGAAAAACAATAATTGCTTTTGGAACTTTGTTTAATGAAATTTACATTAAACATTTGGATAAAGATGGTGATGTTTATAATGAAATGAAGGTTCCATTAGCATATGGACCTACGCAAAAGTTTTTAGCCAGATTAGAACAACAAGCAGACTTAAATAAACCGATAGCAATTACTTTACCCAGAATGTCTTTTGAAATGACATCCATACAATATGATTCGACAAGAAAATCTGGTGTGACACAAAGTTTTAAAGCTTTAGATGGAAATAATTTAAAAAAAGTTTTTATGCCAGTTCCATATAATGTCGGAATGCAATTAAATATTATGTCAAAATTAAATGATGATGTATTGCAAATTATTGAGCAAATATTACCATATTTTCAACCATCTTTCAATTTAACAATAGACTTAGTTGATTCTATAGGAGAAAAAAGAGATATCCCTATAGTTTTAGATAGTATTTCTTTTACTGATGACTATGAGGGAGATTATTCTACAAGAAGAATTTTAATTTATACTTTGAATTTTACAGCAAAAACGCATTTATTTGGACCTATTGCAGATTCTACAGATGGACTGATTCGTAAAGTTCAAGTTGACTATTACAATTCTACCGATATTGTAGGTGCAAAGCGAGAAATGAGATATACAGTTACCCCAGATCCAATTGATGTGAATTTGGATGATGATTTTGGATTCAATGAAACTTGGGAAAATTTCACTGATTCTAAATCTTATAGTCCAACACAACAAAAAGATATTTAATAAATTATGTCCAGCAATTATAATAACTTAGATTCTACTTTTAATATTGAGAGTAATATTGTTGAGGTTGAAAAAGTAAAAGAAAATTTAAATATTGAATTATTAAAAGGAGAAGAGATTAAAAAAGATTATGAGTACACTAGAGCAAATCTTTATTCATTGATTGAAAAAGGTCAAGAAGCAATTGATGGGATTATGGAACTTGCGGGAGAAGGTAATAGCCCAAGAGCTTATGAAGTTGCTGGACAATTAATTAAAAGTGTTGGAGATGTAACTGATAAACTCATAGATCTTCAGAAAAAATTAAAGGATATTGAGGATGAGACAGTAAAGACTACCAATAATGTTACAAATAATGCAGTATTTGTAGGATCCACTTCGGAGTTATCAAAATTACTCAAACAAGGATTCCTAAATAATAACGAGTCAGATCTTGCTAGTTGATGAAAAAGTCCTGTAAAAAAGGATATTATTATTGTTACACTGATAAAAAATGTAAAAAAATACCCAAAGGGTGGCATGTTATGCGCTCTGGATATTTAGTAAAAGATGATAATTATCATGATAAAAATGAAACTAAAACTCATAATGATGCAAATTTGAATGGAGATTCTAGCAGTGATAGTGGATCCATGGACGAAACTTGGTCTCAAAAATATAAAAAGTCAATCGACTGTGATAATCCAAAAGGTTTTTCGCAACTTGCTCATTGTCAGGGGCGCAAAAAGAAACTTGATGAAGAGGGATTGCGTAAGTGGTTCCAAAGTAAATCAAAAGATAAAAAACCTGGTTGGGTTGATGTTGTAGATGGGGATGCATGTGCTAGAGAAGAGGGGGAAACCGCTACTCCTAAATGCGTATCATCTGAAAAGCGTGCTTCAATGAGTAAAGCAGAAAGACTCGCTTCTCAGGCAAGAAAGCGCCGCAATGATCCAAATCAACCTAAAAAATCAGGTGCTGCTAAACCAACTTATGTAAAAACAGATTATACATTGGAAGGGGACATGAATCTTCAAGAAGTAAAAGACAAACCTGGAAAAGGTAGTGGAACAAAAGATACTTGTTATCATAAGGTTAAGTCAAGATATAAAGTTTGGCCTAGTGCTTACGCTTCTGGAGCACTTGTAAAGTGTCGCAAAATTGGTGCTTCTAATTGGGGAGAATCTACAGAAATGATAAGATATTGTCCAAAATGTAGAAAGGAAGAAACACGTAAAGAATGCAAATATGGAGAAAAGTTTTGGGATATGTATTCTATGCCAATTAAAATAAAAGATTATACTCCCAATACTCCACATCCAGGTAACATGCCAGAATCAAAAGATCACGAATATTCTATGGCAAGGTCTGAAATTTCTACGATTATTTCGGCAGCAAAAAGACTTCGTAAAAAAATGAAGGGTGAGGGGAATATTAAGGCATGGGTTCAATCCAAAATTACAAAAGCAGCAGATTATTTAGATACTGCTGCGGATTATATTGATAGTGGTGAGATTAGTGAGAATTTTATTCCAGGACAACACTTAAATGAAAAGTGTTGGCCTGGATATGAAAAAAAAGGTATGAAAAAAATGTTTGGAAAAAAATACCCGAATTGTGTAAAAAAAGAAGAATTTTCGAATTGGAGAGCGGACTTTGGGTTGTCTGAAGATTGGCAAAAAGTCAATCGCAAAGATAAAACAGATGGTTTAAGTCAAAAAGCAGTTAATGCATATCGTCGTGAAAATCCAGGTTCTAAACTTCAAACTGCTGTAACTGAGAAAAAACCAAAAGGGAAAAGAGCAAAAAGAAGAAAAAACTTTTGCAGTCGTATGTCCGGAATGAAAAAAAGATTGACTTCAGAAAAAACTGCAAGAGATCCAGATTCAAGAATTAACAAAGCCCTTCGTCGTTGGAACTGTAATTAAAATGAAAAGTTTTAAGCAATTTATTTCAGAAAGCATTACTATCAACGGTGATTTCAATGGAACCTTAAATGTAGGTTCTTCTCAACCAGAGCAAGCAACTGAATCATTTTTTGCAGATATTGTTTGGGAAGGTAAATTATATCGCCTTGAAGTTGAGGGTAATATTATGGATAAGAATTCTCTTGCGGAGCAACTTCAGGCAGAATATCCTGGAGCAATAGTGCATAATATCTATCCAATGACATCAAATTCAGTAACAGTTAAAAACGCACAAAGATACAGACCAGAAAGATTATCGTGGAGTGATTGATTAATGGCACAGTGGAATAAGAATGAACAAGACTTTCTAAACCAAGAAAGAACACTTTTTGAAGTTCCTTTGATAGCAACAAGGGATGGAAATGTTGTTGATAATCTCAATAGATTTCCAGTAAGTGTAAATCCTGATGCTTTTGGGAGAACTAGAATATCTCAACCACTTACACTATTTGATAGTTCTCACAGATATAGGGATAATAATCTTTGGGAGAGTTTAATTGTAGGAACTGGTTCTACAGTTGGATTTGTAACCACTCAGGGATTAGTCAATATTGGAATTGGAACTACTGCTGGTTGTTCTGTAATTAGAGAAACTACAAAGACATTTTCATACCAACCAGGAAAATCTTTGCTTGTTTTAAATACTTTTGTTCCTGCCACACCAAAAACAAATCTAACACAAAGAGTTGGATATTTTGGTGCCGATAATGGAATGTATTTTGAGATTAATGGAACAACTCCTTATTTTGTAGAGAGAAGTTTATCCACTGGAACTCAAACTGCGGTAGCACAGGATGACTGGAACATTGATAAGTTAGATGGAACTGGTGTTTCTGGTATTACATTAGATATTTCCAAAGCACAAATTCTTTGGATGGATATTGAGTGGTTAGGTCTTGGTACAGTCCGAATGGGATTTGTGATTGATGGTAAGTTTATTCATGCACATTCATTCCACCATTCAAACTTAATTGAATCAACCTATATTACAACAGCATCACTTCCTTTAAGATATGAAATTTTTAATAGTGGAATTACTACAAGTAGTAGCACTATGAAGCAAGTTTGTTCTTCTGTAATCTCTGAAGGTGGTTATGAACTTCGTGGATTACAACAGGCAGTGAATACGCCAATCACCGCACCAGTAGATTTACCTTCTCCTGCGGGAACTTATTATCCTGTGATTTCTATTCGCCTCAAATCTTCTCCAAATAGATTAGATGCGATTGTAATTATGACAGCACTATCCATAATGGGTATTGGAAATGGACCAGAATACAACTGGCAGGTGAGAGCATCAGCAACCACAAGTGGAGGAACTTGGGTGGATGCTGGTGTTGATAGTGCTGTAGAATATAAGATTGATGGAGGAACTGTAAGTGGTGGAAGAATTCTAGCATCTGGATTTTTCTCATCATCACAGCAATCTTCCACATCAGTAGATATTCTGAAAGAAGCACTATTTAAGTTTCAGTTAGAAAGAAATGGATTGACTGGAACTCCTTATGAATTGACCCTTGTATGTGCTACGAATAGTGCTGGTGCTGATGTCTTTGCTTCTCTGGACTGGGAAGAAATTAGTAGGTAATTTTTATGAGTGATAATGTTTATTTGGGAAATCCAAACCTGAAAAAGGCTAATACTCAGATTCAGTTTACTGAAGAACAAATCATTGAGTTCTTAAAGTGTAAAGAAGACCCTGTTTATTTTACTAGAAACTATATTAAGATTGTTTCTCTTGATCATGGTCTTGTGCCCTTTAAAATGTATCCTTTCCAAGAAAAGCTAATTCAAAATTTCCATGATAATAGGTTTAATATCTGTAAGATGCCACGTCAGACTGGTAAGTCTACTACTTGTGTATCATATCTTCTACATTACGCTGTTTTTAACGATAATGTTAATATCGCAATCTTAGCAAACAAGGCCTCAACTGCAAGAGATCTTCTTGGTAGATTACAACTTGCTTATGAAAATCTACCAAGGTGGAT